GGAGTATAACTCCTTTCTAAAAAACCACCCAATGGTGGGAAAAAATGTTTGTGATTTGATATGAGGCTCACAACACCGGGTTTGTCATTTGATATAAGGCTGACAAAACCTACCAGCTCTGTACAAAGGCGACAGCACCCGCGAAAACGGGGTCCACCAATGGGCAAGAGCCAGTCCACATTCCACAAGAGTAGTCATCTCCCGCCTGTTTTGTCTCCCAAACAAGTTGGTCGACTGTGGCATTCGGAAACCAAACCTTTCTAAAAGTGTCAGGTCGGAACTGAATGAGCGGGACATTACCATCATTATCTACGGCAAGTGGAAACATAGCAAATTTGCTATAATGTGGTACAGATATTTCCGGATTTGGATACACCTTACTACCTGATGGGATAGTCGGTGTAAAAGTGTCTTTCCGGTTATCTGACTGAGGATAAATCAACGAAACGATATCGGCATGGTAGGCAGTGCCATTAAATATGGCAACCTTGGTGATTCCAGGCGAATCGACATTCGAGGCGTAATAACGATACCTATAAGCTCCTCTACTATAGGCATAGCAGTTCTGCGTGACTGATAAATACGTAGTGTCCTGAGGCTCCCAAGCCGATGTGGTTGAATTATAGAGACATAAAACATTGTCATGACATATGCTCTGATAAATTGTATCACCACTAGCGGCCGCGATAAAAATTCGCGCTGATGGAGTAGCTCTTTTCACAAGCTGACGGAATGAATTAACAAACTCGCCAACACAGAAACGCGCTGCAGACAGATTTTGTTCGGTGTTCAGTGCGGCACTGCCTACGGCCGCCTGAGTGTTTGAGGCTTGTTCTGATTGATCTTGCTGTCCGATATCGGCCTCTCCAGCCTGCGGCACCCAAACGGTGTCCGCGGCTTGCGATGTTCCGGACGTCTTGTACAGGTAAGGTACTAAGCAGTTATTGTTTGGTACGGCAAACTGAAAGTCTGAACCACAAGAAACCTCCAAAATAATTGGGATTGATGTGGCAACTGTGTCTGGATGTGTCAATTCGTTGATAACGTTGATTGTCATATATCCATAGTTGTTTGCGTACTCAAGCATTGGTGCCGTGTTAACCCATGGGCAGACAAATTCAAATTCTGTCAATGCCCTGATGTCAACTATTTCCTTATGCAAATACCCCGAGTTTTGTGCTGTGATAACTCCAGGGGTCGAGTTTAAATAACCCGGCAGGAAAGATAGTTGCAATCTACCTGAATGGAACTCAGTTTTAACGAATTTGAGTTTGAACTTAAACGATCCTTTATAGTATTTGAAAAAA